CTGCGAGATCCCCCGGGGCGACGGCTCGGACGGGACCTTCAGCCCCGACGACTGGATGGAGCCGAAGGAGCAGCGCAAGGTCGACGATTTCATCATCTACGGGATGGCCGCCGCGGTTCAGGCCGTGCGGGATGCGGGGTGGGAAGACCCTTCGGAGGCCGAAAGGCTGCGGACCGGGGTGATGATCGGGTCGGGCATCGGGGGGCTGTCCTCGATTGCCGAGACGGCGGTCCTGATCAAGGAGAAGGGGCCGAAGCGGGTGTCGCCCTTCTTCATCCCCGGCGCGCTGATCAATCTGGTCAGCGGGCAGGTCAGCATCCGGTTCGGGTTCAAGGGGCCGAACCATGCGGTGGTGACGGCCTGTTCGACGGGCGCCCATGCAATCGGCGATGCCGCGCGGCTGATTGCCTTTGGCGATGCGGATGTGATGGTCGCGGGCGGGGCGGAAAGCCCGATCAGCGAGATCGGGATCGCCGGGTTCAACGCCTGCAAGGCGCTGTCGACCAAGCGCGCCGATGATCCGACCAAAGCGAGCCGCCCCTATGACGCGGACCGCGACGGGTTCGTCATGGGCGAAGGCGCGGGGGTCGTGGTGCTTGAGGAGCTGGAGCATGCCCGCGCCCGGGGCGCGCGCATCTACTGCGAGGTCCTGGGCTATGGCCTGTCGGGGGATGCCTATCACATCACCGCACCCAGCGAGGATGGCGACGGCGGGTTCCGGTCCATGTCGGCGGCCCTGGCGCGGGCCGGGCTGACGGCGGCGGATGTGGATTACATCAACGCGCATGGCACCAGCACGATGGCCGACACGATCGAGCTTGGCGCGGTCGAGCGGCTTTTGGGCGAGCATGCGGGGCAGGCGACGATGTCGTCGACGAAGTCGTCGATCGGGCATCTGCTGGGTGCCGCGGGGGCGGTCGAGGCGATCTTCTGTGTCCTTGCGATCCGCGACCAGGTGGCGCCGCCGACGATCAACCTGGACAACCCGGCAGTGGCGCCGAAGCTGGACCTCGCGCCGAACCGGGCGGTCCGGCGGAAGATCGACGTGGCGCTGTCGAACAGTTTCGGCTTCGGGGGCACGAACGCTAGCCTGGTCCTGGGCAAGGTGCGCTAGGGCATGTGGCGGGGCATCGCGTCGAACGCGCTGACGCTGTTCATTGTAGGCCTGGTGGCGCTGGCGGCGCTGGTCGCCTGGGGGCGGAACGAATTCGTGCGGCCCGGGCCTCTGGCGGCGCCGATCTGTCTACAGATCGAGCGGGGGGCGTCCTTGAGCGCGGTCAGCCGGACGCTGGAGGAACGTGGCGCGGTGACGGATGCGCGCATCTTCCGGATCGGAGCGGATTATGCCGACCGCGCGGATGACCTGAAGTTCGGAAGCTACAGGATCCCGGCGGGCGCCAGCATGGAGGAGGTGCTCGCGGCGGTCACGGCGGGCGGGCGGTCGACCTGCGGGCGCGACGTGAACTTCCGCGTGGGTGTGGCGCGGGCGGATGTGGTGCTGAGCGAGCTGGACCTGACCACGAACGAATTCGTCGAGGTGGTGCGCTTCGATGCGGGCGCCGACCCCCTGCCGCCGGAATACTTGGAGGTGGCCGAAGATGCCGACCTGCGGTTCCGGGTCACGGTGGCCGAGGGCGTGACCAGCTGGCAGGTCGTGGACGCGCTGGCCCGGGCCGATTTCCTGACCGGCGAGGTCGCGGCGGTGCCACCCGAGGGGACGCTTGCGCCCGACAGCTATGAGGTCGAGCGGGGGTCGGACCGGGGCGCGCTGCTGGCGCTGATGGCCGAGCGGCAGGCGGTGCGGCTGGCCGAGGCCTGGGCCGCGCGGGCGGCGGACCTGCCCTATGACACGCCGGAAGAGGCGCTGATCATGGCCTCGATCATCGAGAAGGAAACCTCGGTCCCCGAAGAGCGGGGCCGGGTGGCAAGCGTGTTCGTGAACCGGCTGCGCCAGGGGATGCGGCTGCAGACCGACCCGACGGTGATCTACGGCGTCACGCGGGGCGAGGGCGTCCTGGGGCGGGGCCTGCGGCAAAGCGAGCTGCGCCGCGAGACGCCGTGGAACACCTATGTGATCGACGGGCTGCCGCCCACGCCCATCGCCAACCCGGGCGAGGAGGCGATCCGGGCGGCGGTGAACCCGGACACGACGGAGTACATCTTCTTTGTCGCGGACGGCACCGGTGGCCATGCCTTTTCGGTCACGCTGGAGGAGCACAACGCGAATGTCGCCCGCTGGCGCGCGATCGAGGCCGCGCGCGGCGCGGAGGGCGAGACCGGCGTCCAGGGCGAGTGACCCGGGTTAACGAACGGTTACCGGTGCGCACGTCAAGCCGTTGATCTGAAAGCGTTTTCGCTTGACTTTCGGCGCGGTCCAAGGTAGGACTTCGCCCAAGCTGGAAGAGGTGTCGAAGCGGCCCGGGGAGGCTCCCCGTTGGCCGCTTTTGCATGTCTGCCGTGCGGGTATGGCGCGGCGGCGGCTTAAGGCAGTCTTGGGGGTGAACCAGGGTAAATGGCAATCGTGAGGGAAGGGGACAGCACGGCACCGGGCGACGTGCTGGACGTGGCAGAGGGGCTTTACCGTTATGCCGCGGAGGAGTTGCACCGGGTGATCGCGGCGCTGCGCGCGGGCGAGTTCGGCGAGGTCAAGGCCGCGCAGGCCGCGATCCGCGACCTGCGCGCGACGGCGCTGCATGTTCTGGATGAAAGAGGCAAAGTTGACAAACTCCGCAAGCAGATCTCCGGTCAAGTCGGCACTGGAGGGGCCCTCGACTTCGAAGGGGCACGAGCTGAGATCGGGCGCCGCCTGGCTTGCCTCCGCGACGCCGAGGGAGGTGGATGAGTTCCTGGCCGGGCTCAGCGAGAACGGGCTTCTGTCCTTGCCCTGGCTGTTCGAATTCTGGGCGCTGCCGCATCAGTTGCCGCCGCGCGGGGCCTGGAAGACCTGGGTGATCCTGGGCGGCCGGGGCGCGGGCAAGACGCGCGCCGGGGCCGAATGGGTGCGCGCCGAGGTCGAGGGACCGCGGCCGGGCGATGCGGGACGGTCGCGCCGCGTGGCGCTGGTCGGCGAGACGATCGACCAGGCGCGCGAAGTGATGGTGCTGGGCGAAAGCGGGATCCTGGCCTGTTCGCCCCCCGACCGGCGGCCGGAGTGGAACGCCTCGCGCCATCAGCTGACCTGGCCGAACGGAGCGGTGGCGCAGGTCTTTTCGGCGCATGACCCGGAGGCGCTGCGCGGCCCGCAGTTCGACGCGGCCTGGGTCGACGAGCTGGCCAAGTGGAAGCGGGGGGCCGAGACCTGGGAGCAGGTGCAGTTCGCGCTGCGCCTGGGCAAGCATCCGCGGCAGGTGGTCACGACCACGCCGCGCAACGTGACGGTGCTGAAGGCGATCCTGCAGAACCCCTCGACCGTGGTGAGCCACGCGCCGACCGAGGCGAACCGGGCCTATCTGGCCGACAGTTTCCTGGCCGAAGTGCGGGCGCGCTATGGCGGCACGCGGCTGGGCCGGCAGGAGCTGGACGGCGTGCTGGTCGAGGATGCGGAAGGCGCGCTTTGGACGACCGCGATGCTTGAGGCGGCGCGGGTCGAACGCCCGCCCGAAGTCAGCCGCGTGGTCGTCGCGGTCGATCCGCCGGTGACGGCGGGCAAGAAAAGCGACGAATGCGGGATCGTGGTGGTCGGCGCGGACACCCGCGGCGATCCCCGCACCTGGCGCGCGATTGTGCTGGAGGATGCAAGCGTCAAGGGGGCGACGGCCGAGGGTTGGGCCCGGGCGGCGCTGGCGGCGATGGCCAGGCACGGGGCGGACCGGCTGGTGGCCGAGGTCAACCAGGGCGGGGACCTCGTGGAGCAGATGGTTCGGATGATCGACCCCTTGGTGCCCTACCGTGCGGTGCATGCGACGCGGTCGAAGATGCTGCGGGCCGAGCCGGTCGCGGCCCTGTACGAGCAGGGCCGGGTCGCGCATGTCCGGGGCCTTGCGGCGCTGGAGGACCAGATGTGCCGCATGACGGCGCAGGGCTGGCAGGGGCAGGGGTCGCCCGACCGGCTGGATGCGCTGGTCTGGGCGCTGACCGACCTGATGATCACGCCGTTGCCCCAGGCGCGGCCGAGCGTGCGGTCGCTTTAGGACTTTGAAGCCTCCGGCGGGGATATTTGGGCAAAGATGAATGGCTGCGACCGCGACCGGGACGGGAGCGGTGCGACTGCGCAAAGGAGCGGCGGGATGGTGTTCGATTTTCTGCGGAAAGGCCCGGCGGCGGCGGTGCCCGAGCGCAAGGCCAGTGCCGTGGGCCGGGTGATCGCCTGGGGTGCTGCGGGCCGCGTGGCCTGGAGCCCGCGCGATGTCAGCTCGCTGACGCGGAGCGGGTTTCAGGGCAATCCGGTCGGCTTTCGCGCGGTCCGGATGATCGCCGAGGCGGCGGCGGCGCTGCCGCTGGTCTGCCAGGACATGGAGCGGCGCTATGAGACGCATCCGCTGCTGGAGCTGACCGGGCGGCCGAACGGCGCGCAGGGCCGGGCCGAGTTCATGGAGGCGGTCTATGGCCATCTGCTTCTGGCCGGGAACGCCTATGTCGAGGCGGTGCCGGGCGTCGCGGCGCTGCCGGGCGAATTGCATGTCCTGCGGTCGGACCGGATGCATCTGGTGCCGGGCGCGGATGGCTGGCCGGTGGCCTATGACTATACCGTCGGCGGGCGCACGCACCGCTATGACGTGACCGGCGAGGTGAGCCCGATCTGCCATCTGCGGACCTTCCATCCGCAGGACGACCATTACGGCTTTTCGCCGATGCAGGCGGCGGCCGTGGCGGTGGATGTGCACAACAGCGCCAGCGCCTGGTCGAAGGCGCTGCTCGACAATGCCGCGCGGCCCTCGGGCGCGATCGTCTACAAGGGAGCGGACGGCGCGGCGAGCCTGTCGGCGGACCAGTACGACCGCCTGGTGAGCGAGATGGAGGCGCATCACCAGGGTGCGCGCAACGCCGGGCGGCCGATGCTTCTGGAAGGGGGCCTTGACTGGAAGCCGATGGGCTTCAGCCCGTCGGACATGGAGTTCCAGAAGACCAAGGAGGCCGCCGCGCGCGAGATCGCGATCGCCTTCGGGGTGCCGCCGATGCTGATGGGCATCCCCGGCGATGCGACCTATGCGAACTATCAGGAGGCGAACCGGGCCTTCTTCCGGCTGACGGTGCTGCCCCTGGCGACCAAGGTGCTGGCGGACCTGTCGCACTGGCTGGCGGGCTTCGCCGGGGCGGGGGTCGAGCTGCGGCCCGACCTTGACCAGGTGCCGGCGCTGGCGGCCGAGCGCGACCAGCAATGGGCGCGGGTGGGCGCTGCCGATTTCCTGACCATGGCGGAAAAGCGGATGCTTCTGGGCCTGCCGAAGCTTGCGGAGGAAGCATGACAGTTCGCAAGACAGAGGTCGGGACCCGGGTGCTGCATGACAATCTTTCGCTTGCAGCAGCGCGGATCGAGGCCAACGAGCGCGTGGCCGAGGAGCGGTGGGCCGCCCTCGACTACCGGCTGGGGCGCATCGAAGGAATGCTGGAGCAGCTGGAAAAGCGCATCTGGCTGGGAGTTTACGGGGTGGCGGCCTTCCTGCTGACGCAGATGGCCGAAGCGGTGATCCATGTTGCAACGAGGTGAAGCGATGACGGGCGAATATGGTGCGCCGGAACGGAAATACACCCGCCCGGAGGCCGGTCTGACGGTGACCGACGGGCATGTCGTGGCGGGCTATGCCTCGCTGTTCGGCAAAAAGGACCAGGGCGGCGATGTGGTGCAGAAGGGGGCCTATGCGGCCAGCCTGAAGCGCCTTGCCGCGAGCGGGGGCCGGGTCAAGATGCTGTGGCAGCACGACCCGGCCCAGCCGATCGGCCTCTGGGACGAAGTGCGCGAGGATGCGGCGGGCCTTTGGGTCAAGGGACGCATCCTGACCGAGGTCGAGAAGGGCCGCGAAGCCGCCGCCCTTTTGCAGGCCGGGGCGATCGATGGGCTGTCCATCGGCTATCGCACGGTGAAGGCGGAACGCGACGGCAAGGGGCAGCGCCTGTTGTCGGAGCTGGAGCTTTGGGAAGTGTCGCTGGTGACCTTCCCGATGCTTCCCGAGGCGCGGGTCGCGGCCAAGGCAAGCGCCTCGGACGATGACTGGCGCGACATGGCGGCGGTCTTCGAGGACGCGCGCCGCAGTTTGGCCGGGCTTTAGCGCGCGGCGTCCGATCAGCAACGAAAAGGACAATGACGA